CCCAATGAATTTAATTATTATTACAATATAAATACAGATGAAGAATATAATTCACTTATTGATAAATTACAAACATATGATAAACATATATATATGGTTCTAAAAATCGTATATGAATTTATGACACATAATAAACTCTTCCTGGAAGAAAATGAAGTTCTTTATGAAACATTAAAAATGATAACATCAGAAAATGATATACCAATGATTATTACGACTGAAGAAAGTAGTAAACTTTATAGTGATACTTCTATTTCAACTTATGCTGTGCCATTTTTTGAGTTGCTTATTGATAGTTATAATCACATTGCTGATATTGATAAACTTGAAACTATGAATACAATCACCTCACTTGAAAATGACATTAAAGAAAGTAAAATGAAAGATCCTATGGGAAAAACTATAGGGAATGTAATAAAAACTGCATCAAAAAATATTGAACGTAGTAGTACAAGTCATTTTTGGAATCGGTTCAACCAAAAGAAATTATCGCCAATCCTAGAAACTAACGAAACAAATACAAATAATGGAGAGAAATCTACCAGTGCGGCAGTGAAACCAGTAGATAAACCCGCAAGTGTAATTGCAGTAAAAAGTAAACCTAAAACAACTCCTCTGAATCCGCTATCAAAATTAGTACGAGGTTTAAGAAAACCAGAAGTTCAAGAGTTTATAAAAAGTGCTCTTGAAAAACAAGCTGCAAATAATGAAGAACGTCGTAGACAAGAATTTGAAGAATATTATGGTGTTCCATTACAAGAACAATCTCAAGCTCCATTGTATTCACAACAGCGGCTGATTAAAACAGGTGGTTCGCGGAAACAGTTAAACCACCGTAAGACGAAGCGAAAGACAGTGCAAAAGCAACGGACCCGTGCCACACGCAAACGGACTACACTATAGGAAATGGCGCCAATCGTAAGCTTGAGTGGTGCTAATGGTAAGCTTATGTATGGCGGATGGTAAGCTTTCGCGGCTATGCCGCTCAACCAATCATGCTTCGCATGCGAGCTTAGATGGTGCTAATAGTAAGTTTAACTGGTGCCAGTGGTAAGCTTTTGCGGTAGTCAAGCCTATAGAAAAAGCACTTATGGCCTGCACCACTGGTCCTAATTGCCCTTTAGCCAAGCAGAAAAAGCTTACGCGAAAGGGGTTTTCCTTATGCGTAATCAATTTTTTTTATAAATTGATTATGTATTGCTTTGCGCTGGTACGTTAAGCTTTTGCTGCTTGAACGCTCCCAAAAGGGGGCCAAAAAGGCCTTTCCTAAGGGGAAGAACCACCTAAGCTCGCCATTGGCACCACCTAAGCTCGCCATTGGCACCACCTAAGCTTACCATTAGCACCATCTAAGCTTACCATTAGCACCATCTAAGCTTACCATTAGCACCATTTCCTATAATTTACACTATAGGGAATAGCTTACATCTACTACATAGGGATGTCTCCACCGCTTACCCCCTTGCCACCACTGCTCCCATTCTTCTCACCACCAATGTAGAGAGACCACCGCACCATGGAACTTGGTTGTACATCGGTCCGTAATCCCGCAGCGGACGAACCCTATATGAAAAAGCTTACTCAGCGGCTAAACCGTTCCTTGAACCGCAACCGCAACGGTGCCAATACAACGCGCCGTAATATGAAGACTGCTGCCAAACCGACGAACAAGGAATTGAAATTCAAAACTATTGAAGGTGACCTCCTCAAGATGCCCACTGGTGACGGTAACTACATCGTCCAACAGTGCTGCTGTACTTGTACCAAGCCCGCCGGTCTTGCCGCCATCATTGCGAAGAAGTGGCCAGCGCTCAACCCCTACGCTGAACGAAAGGCGGTCGGCCGTACCCACACTGCAACCCTGGAAACCCGCGACAAGTTCGGCTCCGCCAAGCTCATTCGCGATGAGGCCAATGACGTGAACCTTATATGCCTCTTTGCCCAATACGGCCCAGGCAAGGCGGGTACCTACGAGGACGACTTCGTGGAACCAGTGGACGACGGCACCACAAACCGTCTGAAGAAGTTCAAGGGTGCCCTTACCAAAATCGCGACTATTGCTCCCGCCGGTTCCACTCTCTATTTCCCTCACGGCATTGGCTCCGGTCTGGCTGGTGGGAAATGGGAGAACTACCTCGCCGCATTACATGACTTCTCAAAGAAAAATGAGATGGGCTACAAGGTGGTGATTGTACATAAGGAATGAATCCTATAATGATTTCACATGGAAGATTGCTTTTAGACATACACTATAGGAATTGTTCATTCTGCTTGAACATATGACATCGGTTTCTGACATATACAGAAACCTCTGTGAGCGGTCCTATGGACCGCGTACATCGGTTTTCCATCCTACCGCTCTCTTCCTTTTTTACAGTACATGGGCTCTGGTCATACATGCCATGTTCTTTTTATTTCCAGATCAGCTGCCGAGTACATGGGCTCTGGCCTGGGTCGTCTTCGTCGGTGGCATGTTGGGGAATTTACTCTACATACCTATGTATAACATCAAGGGGAACTTGTTCCGTATTCCATATGAGGTTGTTATGCATATACTACCATTAGTCGCCTACTACTACACGGCCATTGGACGAAAAAACCAGGTGTGGGACTGGCGGTGGCCCCTTGCCCTGGCGATTCTCTATAGTGCTTACTACGGACTTGAGGCGATTGTGAAGTATTACGCGGACCCTCTTCATTACGTGTTTTATTGAGGGGCCTGGTTAGCTTGAGCGAGCGCCTCTGCTTTTCGCCGACTGTAGGCTTCTAGGACAAGGGCGCGGCGCTTGGCCGGATCCGTAGGATTGAGAAGTTCTTTGGCCTCTGCCTCTGCTTTAGCCTTAGCGCGTTCCTTTGCCTCCGCTTCCGCCTGGGCTCGTTCCGCTTCCAGGAACTCCTCCCAGGCCTGCACTGCCTCCTGCTCTTCCTCTTCTACGATTCTTTCATGGAGCGGTAGAAGTTTATTATAGACTACCAAGTCCGCCACCGACGCGTCTTCCACATAGCTGTACGCCGCCTCGTAAATCGGATCACGACCAATAGGAATTTTACTATAGATAAATTCCTTCAGTGCATCCTTGGTGATTCCCATCCGTTCGCGCTCATCCTCGTTCACGCACCGTGCCTGAAGGTCGTCCAGGGCAACCACCGCCAAGAGGCGAAGGCGGGTCTCAGGCTTCCCATGGAGGCCAGTGAGTTCCACGTAGGCGTCCTCAAAGAGTTCGTCCTCGGCGGTGCTGTGGCTAATACCGAGGGCCGTTTCAAGGGTCTCTTCCTCGTACCGTGCCGCGGTGCGACGACTTTCTTCGTAGATGCGCTGTTCATTGAGAGGCAGACGGTCTTCATTAAGAGGGGTTTCCATTTTCTACACTATAGGGATTGTTTGTTGTGGGGTACTTCTGGGTGGTGAACCCGCGGTGGTTTCAATTTTTGTCAGTATTAGCGAAAGTTTTAGAGTTAGTACCCGTAAAAATTGAATGAGTCGTCACACAGAAATTCAAAACATCAACCCTATAGTGTAAACGTCTGGATTCTAAAAATGGAAACCTACATGGAAACCTACCGTGCTAAGAAGTATACGACGGATGTGGAATGCCTTCGTGAGACCCTTGACCTTTACGGAGTGGCGGTAATCCCCAGCGTATTGGACGAAGCGGAGTGCGAGGCAATGAAAGAAGGCATGTGGAACTACCTGGAGCATGTCACGGCCAACTTGGAAACACCCATTACACGGGACGCAGAGGCCTCCTGGAAAGGCATTCACCAACTCTACCCCCTCCACTCCATGCTCCTTCAGTGGTGGGGCATCGGCCACGCGCAATTCATATGGGATATACGCGCAAATCCCAAAGTCGTGGACATCTGGTCGCGCTTGTGGGATACGCCGGCGGAAGACCTCTTGGTGAGCTTTGACGGCGCGAGCTTCCACATGCCGCCAGAAACCACTGGCCGTGGATGGTTCCGTGGGACACAATGGCTCCATAGAGACCAATCCTATACACGCCCCAATTTTGAATGCGTCCAGTCATGGGTCACCGCCTATGATGTAAATCGCGGAGATGCCACGCTCACGTTCCTGGAAGGCTCCCATAAGCATACAGAGGAATTTGCCGCCCGCTTTGCGAAGACCTCCAAAGACGACTGGTGTAAGCTGGAGTCCTTAGAGGAGCAGGCATTCTATGTGGACGAGAAGGGCTGTAAGCAGCGGTCCATTGCGTGCCCCGCCGGCTCCATGGTCTTCTGGGATAGTCGCACAATTCACAGCGGCCGCGAGGCACTTAAAGACCGCGCCGAGCCGAATACGCGTTGCGTCGTCTATTTGTGCTACCAGCCACGCGCCCTGGCCACGCCGGCCCTCTTGCGAAAGAAACAGGAGGCCTTCACCCAGCTTCGCACTACGAGCCATTACCCCGCGAAGCCGAAGCTCTTTCCAAAGGCACCGCGCACATACGGCTCCCCAGTCCCTGAAGTGCGCACAATTCCTACTCCTATAGTGTCTCGCCTGGGAATGAAGCTGGCAGGGTTCTAAATGGTGTGTTAGTAGTGAAATAGTTTTATAGTAGTTTTTTCTTTGATCAGGGCCAACACCAGAAAAAATTGAACGCACCTCTCGTGGGTCCCCAGAAGCATCACACCCTATAGTGTATCCTCTGACGCACCCCAAGTTTGAAACAAATGGAATTCACTGTAGGAATGTTCGGCATTCATTACTCGTATTATTCGAATGGACAGATGAAGACGCTTGCCTCCATGAAGAACGGCGAACTCCACGGACAGTACCAGAAATGGCATGTGAATGGGCGGCTGGCGCAAGAGGGGACCTACGACCAGGGAGAGCGTGTCTTCTTGTGGCGCTGTTGGGATGAGCGCGGGCGACTCTTTGGGGCCGACACATTCCATCCTGATAATTGCGGCTTCGTGCGCATTGTCTATTATCCGTCAGGCGAGATTCACAAGTTGAAGAACTACCGTATCTATGGCGGCCAGAGATGTAAGGTGGGGCGCCATATCTACTACCACCAGAACGGCAACATCAAGCACCGGCTACACTACGACGAGAACGGCGCAATGAATGGGCCAATGGAAACGTTCTTTGAGAACGGCGCATCGAAGTCCGCAATGATGTGGGTCAGCGGTATTCTCCATGGACAGTTTACCCTGTACTTCCCCAATGGTTCAAAAAAGGCCGAAGGGATGTATGAACATGGGAAACTTCACTATACGTATATTGAGTGGAACTCGGTCGGTCAACTGGAAAAGCACATCCTGTATGAAGATGGAGAGGAGCTATGTATCTACGAGGATAATGACATGGATGTCAATGTAAGTGTTTCCATGTCGGCGGAGATTCTGGTTGGGATGTGAACATCAGATTTGAACATGGGATCAGGAACGGATGTTGCTCTGGATCAGGGATGTATATCTAGAGGGAGAGCCGATGTTCAACATACCTATGTTCATTTTTTACATACCTCTCGGAAAAATTGAAAGTTCGGATCCGATGTATCCCCAGACATCAATCCTATAGTGTACTCTTCTGGAAACTCTACAGAACAAAATGGAAGCAATTCAGTATAATCAACATGGCCTCTTGGACGGAACGCTGGAGATGAATGGTTGCGTGAGTGAGTGGGTGAACGGTCGCCTGATTTCGCACTATAGGGAAATGGGTGCGGGCTGGTCCATTCGCGTTGTGAAGATGCACGACTCGTATTATTATTCACATAAGCAAGTTGATTATGTGAAGAAGGTATTGCGCGAGGAGATTTACGGCTATAAATATGGTATGAACGACATGTTTGCTCCTGGGATGCACGTCTTTTGTGCGTACAAGGAGCGGCCGTCGTTTCGTGTGGTCGTCGCAACGGAGCGAATGATTAGAGACTCCGTGGACAATGTACTCTTTCCGTTGAAGGTGATTACGAGCAAGGTACTGGAGAAAGACATTGCGGCGATTCTGGACACGGACGATGTGGAGGCACTGGAGGAATTGCTTTCGGTGGAAGTTCCGTCGCTGGCGGTGGAAGATGGGGTGGAAGATGATATTGGGGATGATAATAACGATGAAGTGCGATTTCTGGATAAGACATTCAATTGTGGACTGTCGGTGATTGAGCCAGTGGGGGAGGATATGAATATTGATGTGGAAGATGTGGATAGTGATGAAGATGGAATCTAAAACGGATAGATGAATAAGCACTATAGGAATAATGGCTGATAAAAGGACTGATTTTGAGGTACGGATTGAAACGGTCATACGAAATAATGTAATCGTGCGGAGTATGATTGCTCCGAAGATGGTATATGATGAAGAAGAGGGGACTGCGGTGCCCGTGGATTTTTCTGTTGCGGAATACGCCTATGACAAAAAGAATCAGACTCTTAACTTCTTTAAATCGTACAATCGCGGTGGCCGGTTGGCATCTGATACGTTATTTACATGGCTCCAAGAACTCCATCACCGTCGCGCGGCCCTTCCATCAGGATATTCCTATAGTGTAGGCATGGCGATTGATTGGGGAACAGATGAATGGTTTACAGCATCCTTTTCACTCAAAGACGCAGAGGGAAGGCCACATGGTTATTGTGATAATTTTCAGAATAATATCCGATGGAGCCATGGAATCCCTGTGAGTCCACATAAATTATACCTTTTTGAAGATGGGAATTACAGTGAGGGGCGTGTGTATTTTTTTCCACTAAAGGACGGCTACTTTTTGGTGGATTATTTCTATCTGAGTCATATTGATTGGACGGCTGAGCGAATATATAATATCTACAAGATTGGAACCGATGCCTCACCGGTCGGTTTCGTTTTTGGGAACGATGACCCCCATATGTTTTATATAACACGGCGTGAGGACTATTATCTTGCAGGGAACCGGTATTTCGTTCCTGTGGACTTTGTCTTTCAGGACCACACCCTGGATACCACGGATACGGAGGCCTATGAGCGACAGAAGAAGGCGGCAATGGCTTTTATAGACGCCCAGGAACTCCCTTCTGAAGAATATGACAAGAGCGCGCGCCATTATGTAATGGCCCTGGAATGTATGGAACGACGAAAGAATGCACCGCCGCCGGTGGACTCGGACTCGGACCAAGATACAATCTATGTAAATGCGAGGACATAAATCATTCCTATAGTGTAGCACTGTAGGAATGGCTAAGGGGATGAATGATGGTGATATGGAGGTAAAAATTCGTACAATTGATGGGAATGGTCGCTATTATAAGAAAATTTCTTGGGTTGACCCAGATATTGAACGATATCGTGATATTTCAAAAACAGATTATATGTATAATGGAGTACTGATTGGCAATGTCGTCTATAATTCCAATGGGTTTATTGTTCATGAAACGGAGTGGGATAGAGATGATTCATTTGAGAAAGTACGGCATCAATTGCCTTCTGGGCATAGTTATGAATTAGAAAGCATTTTTGGTCGTAATGATGATGATTTTACTGGGAGTGCGTATACCGTTTCTATTATTGATGAGTTCGAGAGGCCACATGGTATTCGTGGTTATAAGGATAGGAAAGTGCGCTGGAATCACGGACATCCAGAAACTGTACATGAAATGTATATTTTTGAACACAATAATATAAGTGAGGGGCGCGTCTTTTTTACCCCGCTTGGCAATGGCCTCTACTTACTGGATTATTACTACATTGATTGTGACCAAGAGATAACCGAACGGCTCTATAATATATACCGTTTGGACCCACATGGGGATGTAAATCTCGTCTTTGAGAAAAATTATGAACATACCTTTGAAATCCGTGAAAAGGGTTCACATGAGCGCTACATAGATTACAACATACCCGTCCAGTTCATGTTTCAACATTACATCACTCCAACACAGAATAGAAAACTCTATGCCCTCCAGAAAAAGGAAGTAGACGCCTATCTTGAAGCACATGGGTTTCGGCCTGAGGATTATGACAAGAGCGCACCCTATTATGAATCCTATATGGAATATTATAATCAGAAACTGATGCGAAAAGAGGATAAATATGGAAAGGAAGAGTTTGAACTTGAACCATTTACATTGAATTTTGAGGATGGCGAGTGGAGACTTGTAGATGAGGAAGATGACATCTAAAAATTCAAGTCGCCAGTGCGGTATCTTAAAACACAATCATAAGTATACACTGCCTTTTAAAGAAGGATTGTCATTCTATCAATTAAATTTGCCTTTTGCCACGCCAGAATATATGGCGAGAGGTGAGGAGACATTATAGTAGAGAATGTAACCTAATATCCGTATCCAGATAACTAAAATGTATGTTAAGATGCAGATTCATATTTTAATTATTCTTAATTATAATACCAAGTTATGACAACTATACCATTTTGTCCTGGTGATCCGTTGCCTGAGCCAGTCGCATAACGATCAAAAACATCAGCATCAGCGATACCACCTCCACTTCCTGACCCACCTCCACCATAATTTGTACCACTATATACATAGCGTGCTGCTCCACCTCTACCACCGCCACCTCCTCCAGCATATCTCAATGTAGTATCGAATTCACCATCACCACCACCACTACCGTCTAAACCATCATTACCTGTACCTCCAGTACCACCACGCCCACCACGTCCACCGAAATAACCATCATCACCATTATATCCATAAGTACCACCATTACCATAAGAAGCACTAGCAGAAAAACTTCCTGTTTGAAGTGATGTGGCTCCCCCATTACCTCCAGAATTTCCATTTTGATTTACACCAACTCCTGAACCAAGAGTACCCCCAGATCCTACTGTAATTATAACAGAATTTCCAGAAGTATACGGAATATTTGTTCCTGTTACTATATCACCAGAACCTCCACCACCTCCACCTCCGCCTGCATAATTTCCACTAGATCCATTATAACCACCGCCCCCACTTGCACCACCACCTCCACCACCGACAATTGTATAATCAAAACGAATAGGCGATGAAAAATCTATAATAGGGGCTGTAGCTAATGTTTCACTAGTTGTATACGGAACAGTAGTGGGTGGAATAGCAGGATTTCTATAATATCTTCCTCTAAAATATTGAATACTTAAAGAAGTTCCAGGTTGTGCTACAGGAATAGGTGTAGAATTTCCTAAAGCATCCCATGTCTTCTTAATACCTTTTGTTCCAAAATCACTCATACTAATTGAGTTTGTTGGTGGTAAAGGAACTTGAAGTGCTGTCGCAATTGTAAGCATATTTAAGGACCCAGTTGTAGGAAACATTTCTAATGAATCCTAGTTTATAAATCTAGACCACTTTTACAATATGAATGAAAACTAAATTAAGTTTTACTTCTGAAATATATTTTTTTCGGGATGAAGTTTATAATCGGAAAATAATACAAAAAAACATAAATTTGTGAAGTAATGGTTTAATTTCAACTATTCATATTAAATTTTAAGGAAGACAACTGGTTATTTTAATGGCGGTTTGCACTTACGCTACGCTTGAATGTATCTCAAATGGATGAAAAAAATTGAAGTCGCCACCGCGCGCCACATAAAACCAACCCATAACAAACACTATAGGAGTTATTCACTTACGCACAATGAGCACGATGAATAAGACAATTGACGGACTCGTTCAGCGCCTGAAGGCCGCATCGCTGGCCTACTACGAGACGGCGGAGCCTATTATGGCGGACGACGAGTTTGATGCGCTGGTGGAGGACTTGCGGACGCTGGCGCCTGACCATGTCTACTTCCAGTTTGTGGGGGCACCGGTCAGCTCTGGGGCCGTGCGGTTGCCACTGCCCATGCCGTCGCTGCGCAAGATTAAGCCGGATTCGGTGGACGCCTGGGCCGCGACCTACCGTTGCCCGTGGCTCGTATCCGATAAGCTGGACGGTATTAGTGCCCTCTGGATTCCTGCTACCAGCGCCCTGTATCTGCGCGGCGATGGCCTCGTGGGTCAGGACATGAGCCACCTTGTGCCTCTGGGGATTCAGGGATTGGCCAAACCTGTAGGCATTACCACCGATGTCATGATTCGCGGGGAACTGATTGTACCGAAGGGCTCAGTCCCCGCCTCCGCAGCAGCGCGCAACTGGGTGAACGGCGTCCTTCACCAGAAGACCCCAAGCCCCGCCGACGTATCCCGCATTGAATTCATTTCCTATAGTGTATACTCTGCGAAACCCCTCAAGCGCTCGGCCCAGATGAAGTGGCTACGGCTCAACGGATTCAAGCCCGTGGACTACAGCATTATAGGGAATGCGGCGGATTTGGCGCCGCTACTGGAGCGCCGTCGTGCCGAGGGAGCCTATGAGATTGACGGGCTCGTGGTCGGCCAAGAGGGGGCGGTCCCTGAAGCCCTGGACCCGCGGGCGGCGCTGCCCAAGGACTGTGTGGCCTTCAAGATGCCATTGGCCGACCAGCGTGCCTATAGTGAAGTGGTGGCCGTACATTGGGCCTCGTCCATGGGCGGACTCTGGATTCCGCGTGTGGAAATCAAGCCGGTGAAGATTGGGGCTGCGACTATTACCTATGCCACGGGCCATAACGCGAAGTTTATCCATGAAAACAGTATTGGTCCTGGGGCGATCATTTCCGTCCGTCGCAGTGGGGATGTGATTCCTACGATTGAAGGCGTGGCAATTCCCGCGGATGACCCCTACATGCCTGAAGGGACGCTGGAGCCGAAAGAGGGGCACTGGGCCTGGGACGAGCGTGGGACCCATGCGCTGGACAAGCGTGGAGTCGTGGACGCGGAAAAGAAAGCCCTGTTCCTCGTGGATTCGCTCAACGCCTTTGATATTGAGGGCGTTTCCACGAAGAATGCCTTGAAGTTGGCCGAGGTGGACCTGGACTCACTTCCTCGGCTGTGGACATCAACGCAAGCGGAGCTCGTCTTCGTATTGGGTAATGCGCTGGGCGCGAAGCTCTATGAGCAACTCCATAAGAAAATCCCTGCTACGAGTCCCGAACGTTGGATTGCGGCGTACCAAGGCTGGCCACGTGGATTTGGCAAGCAGCGTATTGCCTCGCTGTTGGCTCTGGCGCCAGTGGAGGCGTGGCCCCAGTTGAAGGCGCCGCCGCGAGGCATGGGTGAAGACTCATTTGAAAGCACTATAGGGTGTGTTGAGGGATTCTTGGCATGGCGGGCGAGCTTGGGCTGGGCCGAGGCAGTGTCGGCCCAGGGAGCCCAGGTCCAAGTCCAAGCCCAAGCAACCCCTATTGTGAAAGTTGGTGGTCAGCCGCAGGCACAAGCGCAGGCACCTTCTAAGGGCGGGGTCTGTATGACGGGCTTCCGTGATGCGGCGTTGGCGGCGGAGTTGGCGGCAGCCGGCTGGGAGCTCCATGACACTGTAAAGAAGACGACCGCCGTGCTGATTGTGGCGGATGAGAGTGGCATGGGCACAACGAAGGTCGCCGCCGCGCGTGAAAAAGGGGTTCGTATCATTCTCCGCAAAGATGTTTCCCAGCTCAAGTAGATAGATTCCGCTACCTGCGAGGAATGTATACATCCATGAAAAATTTCTCCAATGTTGCTGTATTTATTGCCGCACTAATTCTATGTCTCGTCATCTACCGTTTTTTCTATGCCCGTTCATCCGTGGAGAATTTTATAAGTCTTTTTGGAAAGAGCCCTGAAGAGCTGGAGGCAGAAGGAATGGCAAAGCTGGAAGAACTATATGGAGCAAAGGAGCGCGGACTTCTTGCGAGTTCAGGGATTGCGAGTTTGCCAGAAAATCAGCGCCTGCTTATTAATACCCAGGTCTTCGCCTCGCGCTACGCCGGCTATGTCGGCCCACTCATAGGCGGCGTCTTCCCCAAGGACCCAGTCCCCCTTGCCGCCCTTACATACAAGACCGGTTTCCGCCTGGTCGTGATTGAACTAGATATGGAACCGGACCATGTGACGCCGAAGCTCGTTGCCATTGATGGCCACGGCGTCTACGGTGAAATCGGCGGTGCAGAAAAGAAGCGGGACTACTTAAAGAACTATATTACGGGTCTCATTGATGCGCACAAGTCTCGCAGCGGCGACCCGCTCATGCTCTATTTCCATTTCCACCGCGTCCCACCTATTGGCACCGAGCCACGGAACTTCCTTGCGCTGACCGGCGCTGTTGCTGAGGCACTGGCCCCCGCCGACCCGTACCTGCTCCGCGACAGTCCCACAGGCACTTACACCCGCCAGGGCCAGGAGCACAAGATTTTCTTCACACCCGTGAAGGACCTCGGCGCACGGCCGGTGATTGTGATGACCAATATTGATACGACGCCCTATCGTAAACTGAAGGAGCTCGCCTTGCCCTCGGTAAAAGCCACCGCAGACTTTGACCTGAAAGTCCATGTCCGTGTGTATGGCGAAGGGGATACACTAAAGACTAAGCCCGCAGCCTTTGCCGCCCAGGCCTCCTACTGGCTGGACACTCCTGAGAAGATGGTAGCCGACGCCCAGGCCCGTTGTAAGGAAACATTCTCTATAGTGTTTCCTGTTGGGGTCGGTGAAATGAGTAAGGCACAAGTGAATACTCTCTATAATACGTATGGTGTACATGCGATTGCGTTTCCCATGTTTGATGTTGAGGCGGATGTATTGGTTGGTCCGAAGTCGCCACATTATAAGAGTGCGTGGATTGTGAAGCCGCCCATGTTGCGGTATGTCCCACCAGAACCAATTCAGATTAATGAAGCCAGTCCAAAGACCAACTCTGGAGGCGGCCGTATTGTCGCGCCGAAGTTGTAAGGTGGTCTAAACCCCGCGTTTTTTCCAATAAGTATGGACTCTACAACCCCAACAGAAACACCAGCAAAGATGTCAAATGCGGAGCGACTGACGGCTTTAGAGGAATCACGGGCAAAGACCGAGGCAGAACTTGTACAGGTCAGCGACACGAATGTTGCCCTTCGCGCAATGGTGGATGCCCAACGCGCCCTGATTGACGAACTCACTGCGCGTGTCCAGGGACTGGACCAGATTGTGAAGAACCAGGACGCCTTTATGGATGAACTGGAGAAGGACATGAAAGAGGCGTTCAAGAATAATGGGCGGACCATTGCTGGATGGCTGGAACAGAAGGACCGTGAAATCGCGGAACTAAAAGGTGCCGGCTCCATGGAACAGCGGCTAGCGGAAGTAGAACAGCTCGTAAAGCGCCTCCAGTACCGTATTGCAATGCGTTAGAGAGGAGTAAAAGGATAAATACATAAGACAAAATCATATGTATTTTTCTAGGAATTGAACTATAGAGGGTTCGGATGAACGGATATCTTTATGATAATGGCGCCTTATTTGTGGAGCCATACCAGGATTATTTCTACGCCTATAATCCAATACTGGCAAAAGAGCGTGAGGCCGAGCTGCGACGTCGATTGGGTGAAGCAAATGAAAATGGGGAAGACCTACATCTTTTTGGTGGTGAAGAGGCCGGCTGTTGCCGACGACGACGGGCGTGGTGCATCGGCGGAGTACTTGTGGTCTGCACTATAGGGATTGTTCTTTTGATTCTACATTATGGTGTCCACGGAATATAAAATTGGCCGGCCGTGGCCCGCGTGTGCCTGAGATACAAGCCTCATACTCATATAGTGTAGAATGCCGAAGAATCCCGCACCTTGGCAAAAGCTGGCACGTGTGAATGCGCACCCGCGCGATGCTCGGATTGAGTTCGATGAGCCTACCCATCGCTACACTATTGATGGTGTGTGTGAGGGGTGGACGAGTTGTACCGGCCTGATCCATTCCTTCTTTAGTCACTTTGATGCAGATACTGTGATTGAAAAGATGATGGCATCGCCGAAGTGGCCGCAAAATAAGATGTATGGAAAAACGGCGGAAGAGATTAAAAAGGAATGGTCTGATAATGGAGCACGAGCATCGGCACAAGGGACAAAGGCTCATCTCCTTATAGAACATGGGCTCAATGAAGCTTATGAAGAAATGGATAAGGAATTGATGGAAACTGATTATTGGAAATATTTTGTAAATTTCCAAGAGAAGCATAAGAATAAGCTCCAGATTTATAGAACGGAATGGGAGGTATTCTCTGAACCACACAAATTGGCTGGAAGTATTGACGCTGTGTTCAAGAAGAGTGATGGTACATATGCGATTGGGGACTGGAAGTTCTTGAAGGAAATGAAAATGGAAAATCGTTGGGAAAAGGGCTATGGCCCATGTGCGCATTTAGACTCAACAAATTTCTGGATGTATTCTATCCAGGTTTCAACGTACAAGTGGTTTCTTGAAACGTATTATGGGCTAAAAATTACAGAATTATTCCTTGTAATGATTAATCCTGCGAATAATAACTATAAAAAATTTATGTGTCATGATTTATCTGATGTCGTCCAAGAAATGCTTCAATGTCGTCTACAGGCGGTCCAGAAGGGACTTAAAGAACTTGTTGACCTGTCAGATTACCCTAAAGAGTGTCAACCTCCACAGAAACACCATTAAAAACAATTCTTATAGTGTAGTACTGTAGAAATTGCTTTAAAATTGATTGGGTTATTTTTCTCTTTTATTAATAAAGATTTAAAATGGTCCTTAGATGTCTAGAAACCTCTTGTAATATAAGAGCCGTTTTCAATTATAAAGACCAGAAAGAAGCACTCTATTGTTCTGGGCACAAAAAGGATGGAATGGTAGATGTAAAAAATGCGATGTGTGCGCATCCATCGTGTAATACAAGAGCACAATATAATTTTCAAAATAAAAAAAATGGTATGTATTGTAGTAAGCATAAGAAAAATGGAATGGTAAATATATCAAATAAAAAATGTGAAAAATGTAATAAAATACCAAACTTTAATTTTAAAAATGAAAAAAATGGGAAATTTTGTAATGACCACAAACAACCTGGAATGGTAAATGTTAAAAATAAATTATGTGTATATCCAAATTGTAATACAAGACCTACATATAATTATCAAGGAGAAAAAACACAAAAATATTGTACATTGCATAAAACAGATAATATGATTGCTATAAAATATAAAAATTGTCTTTATCCAGAATGTAAAAAAAATCCATCATATAATTATGATGGTGAAACAAATCCTGTATATTGTCTAGACCATAAAGAAGATAATATGGTAGATATATCTCATAAAAAATGTATATACTCAGGATGTAAAACGCAATCTACATTTAATTTTGAAGGTAAAAAGGAGCCCGTGTATTGTTCTAAGCACAAACAATCTGGAATGATTAATATAAAATTAAAGGCATGTAAATACTCGTCTTGTAATAAAGTACCACATTATAATTACAAGGGACAAAAAAAATCTTTGTATTGTGCCGAGCATAAAGAACATGGAATGATTAATGTTTGTGTCGACTATTGTAAATCCCCTTGGTGCGAAACACAGGCCAATAAAAAATACGACGGCTACTGTTTCACATGCTATTTCCATCTCTTTCCAGACAAGCCAAATGCCCGTAATTACAAGACCAAGGAACGCACTATAGTGGATTATGTGAAGATATCATATCCAGAATTCACATGGGTTGCGGACCGTAAAGTGGCGGATGGATGTTCGCGGCGTCGCCCAGACCTTCTCTTAGACCTCGGTTATCATGTGATTGTTCTAGAAGTGGATGAGAATCAACATGAGGTCTATGATTGTTCATGTGAAAATAAACGACTCATGGAAATTTCCCAGGACATCGGTCATCGGCCACTCGTCTTCCTTCGCTTCAATCCTGACGATTATCAGACAAAGGCGGGCGAAAAGGTGAAAACATGCTGGTCAGTATCAAAACAGGGACTATGTTATGTGAATCCAAAGGAGAAACGGCGGTGGGAAGGGCGACTGGAAACATTGAAGACGCAAATTGCCTATTGGTCTGATGAAGCGAATAAAAGTGAAAAGACTGTAGAAGTCGTACATTTATATTACGATGGGTTTGAATAATCTCTATAATGCCACACTATAGGAATTATCCACTAACTTCTCTTCAAGGAAACAACACTTTCTTTCGCAGCCGGCCGAGTGCCTCCGCATTTTCAGGGTATTTTTTTATCATTTTTGACAAGAAGTATGCGCGGGCGACGCAGTATACAACCCCAGGGAGGTGGCGGTATTCGGCCTTAATCCCATGTTCCCATTTTAGGAGTTTTTCATACGGTTGACGCACCACAGACATATCCATGTGAGAAAAGATGGCGGATAGGGGTGTGGAAGGTTTATGGGTCTTCGTATCGCGAATGATTGTGGCAATTTCCTCTGTATCGGTATCCAGGGGGGAATGTGCCAAGAAAAGGGCCGCGGACCGTGCCTCGTTATCCCCACGGCGCGGGTCATAGATGATGTCATGGAAAATGGCGACCAATGTCAGCATGTCGCGTTCTTTTGGTGTCAGTTCGGCATGTATGTGAATCTGGCGGACTAGGTCTTCCAGATGTGAAAGAGTATGGTATGTACGATGTGGTTCACTCCAGCGGCGGAAGATTTCTTCCTGGGACATGGTGATGTTCCATTGTTCTAGGAGTGGTTGAAAATCCATATTATGTATGTTTGGGAATGTTGTTTTAGATGTATATTACCTAAAATAATCCCATGTAAAGCCCCTGCCCAATTTTATCTATAAACCCCTCGCCCTTACTGTAAAAAATGTCCCTCCTTGAGAAATATCAATCCACACTTGCCTATATTCCAACAATTGACATCAAAGAATCTACAAAATACAAAATCAAGTATATTGGCTATGGGTGTCATGAGTATGAAAATGAAACAGACAAGTTTCAGATTGACGAATGGCTAAATATGACAACGTATTATACCCCCAAAAATGAAGACGGTTCGTATAGCCAGTTTATTTTTGCGGATAGAAACCGTCCATACCATGTCACGAAGATTTATGAAATTGATGGCAATGAAAAAGTAATTAATGAAGAGAATATTGTATGTTAGTCTAAAACAACCCCTATAGTGTAGCACTATAGGGGGTGATTCTTTGAATGAATGGACGTAGAGATAGTTGGGATGAACATATAATTGAGGGAAATAAATTATTTGATTATATGACACAAAACTTTGAATCATTTTTTAATGGTGAAACGGTTAAACATTTTAATATAATACCTGGTTTATATACATCTTTCGGTCATACAGATGATATTACAGAAAAATATGGAGAAGATATTCAAAAGGAATTAATTATATGGATAAAAAATGAATTAACAAATAATAATTTCTTTGTTAAAAAAGACTGGAAACCTTTTCGTGACCCATCTATGTATAGTTGTATATATCTTGGCTATAGGAAATTATTTACTTATAGACAATATTATTTTCAAGTGGCAGTTGAACCTGAATGTTCAGACCGTAGCAAATGTATCTATTGTATTCAAAATGAAAATCCGATTCATTTTGAATTAGTATATTATGGTTATAAGGAAAAAGAGGAAAATAATAAATTACAGCCATTTGGATATATTACTGTATTAAATAACAATGTACCTGAAGATTTTTGGAATATTTATTAACCTAAAATAACCCCTATAGTGTAGCACTATAGGGATTATGTCTGTTAGACCTAAGAAAAGACGAGATAGCGTAGATAGTCAAAAGAGCGATGATAGTTGGAATAGTGATGATAGTTGGGAAGAAATTGTAAAAAAAGGGGATGTATTTTTTGATTATATGATACATAATTTTGAGTCAATGTTTAATTATGAATCTATTAAACATTTTAATATACGAGATGAAGGAGTATATGATATATGTTCTGAAGAACTTATGAAAAAATATGGACCTGCTATGGAGAAAGAATTAATTCCTTGGATAAGAGAAGAATATAGGAGCGGCAGTCTTTTTGCAAAAGAAAATTGGAAACCATTTCGTGATGTATATACATATAGCACTATATACATGGGTTATAATCGGATGTTTAGCTATAATGATTATTATTTTTATTTAGCAATTAATGAAGATTTCATTGAGGAGGATGAGAATGAGGATGTGGATGAGGATGTGGATGTGGATGAGAATGAGGATGTGGATGAGGATGTGGATGAGGATGTGGATGAGAATGAGGATGTGGATGTAAAACAAATAATTCATTTTCAATTGGTAATATTATATGGGCTAAATGATAAAAGAATAAAACCCGATTCACGGGCTATAATTTTGCAAGATAATACGGTTCCAATGTTTTATTGGGATAGAAAATGAATTACATTAATTTATACATAAACAAAATTGCCCGCCGCCGACCCACATAAAGCGCCCCACAGCATTACACTATAGGAATTGACAGCCTGGGAAGATGACGACGATTGTATTTGACACGGAAACGACGGGTCTGCCAAAGAACAAATGGCGCTCGGCGCTCCAAGGGCCGGCGAATTGGCCAGACCTGGTGAGTATATGTTGGCTGGTCTATGACGAAGATTGGGACCTGGTGAAGAAGGAATATCATGTGGTACGGCCGCAGGGGTGGACCGTCCCTGCAGATTCCTCGGCTATCCACGGTATTACACAGGCTATCGCGGAGACATATGGTGAACCACTCGCCGACGTGCTGGCGCTCTTTGCGAAGGACCTGAAGACGGCGCGGCGTCTGGTCGCGCACAACATGGCCTTTGACAAGAACGTGGTCCAGGGGGCGTTCAAGTGGCGACTGGGTGTGGAGCCGGCTGAGTTCTGGCCGGCGGCGGAGGCCGAGTTCTGTACCATGGAGGCGTCACGTGAGATTCTTCGCCTGCCGTGGAAGAGCCCGCAGACACCAGGGAAGCCGACCTCGTTCAAGCCACCGCGCCTCTCAGAGCTGTGGACCTACGCATTTTCAGGGACGCCCCAGCCTGAGGCGCATAATTCAGAGGGGGACGCACTCGCCACGGCGGCGATTTATATGAAGTTGTGGGGGTATTAGATGGGAGTGATTGATTGAATAATGAAACTAACCCCTATAGTGTAGCACTGTAGAGATTATTATGTTGGACACAGGTTAAAATTGATTGGGAGGGTTTAAGGACATAGGTATGTTGAATGTACAACATGGAAACTCGGTCAACATCAAATCCAATGAAGGGGAAGCCAGAGCCACCGCCGGCAGAAACATATGTCTATCCAACATCGGTTCCAACATACACTGTGGACATTGATTTTGACGGAGCCACCGCCGGCTGGATGCGAAACAAGATTCCCTATAGTGCATGTATGATGTACCGATGTCAGGCGGTGAAATCGGACGGAAAGCCATGTAAGAAACGAGCTATGGAACAGAAACTAACGCTCAATCCCCAGCCATTCCTATGTTCCTCCCATATCTACACCTGGCGCATGAACCGTGGGAATATGCGGCTCGTGAATTATGCGAAGCAGGAGGAATAATCCCTATAGTGTTTCATTGTAGGTATTATTAATCGTCTTCTTTTTCTACAACGACCGTTTGTCCTTTTTTGCCAGGCCCAGCACTACCGCTACGCACAAGAGCTGAGAAGAAACCACCAGGGAGTCGCCGGCCTTCGCTACATAGTTCCATGACAACTAACCGCATTTCCTCTAACGGCCCTTTGAAACTTTCTGAGCCATAGACAGGGGCGCCATAGCGCAACTCCAGGGCAAGTTTAATGTCCGTTTCCAGGGCATCCAGCTTCTCCAGGGGGACTTGTATCATGAGGTGGAGGTCCACACCGCCGCGGTAGCCGGCCATGCGCTGGAAAGGTTCTGAAAGAGGGGCATTCGTTTTGCCAACCTTATAGACGGACGAGTCCTGAAGGAGTTCATGGCGTTCTTGGAGGAGGTAAATCCATCCACGCCGTTCTTGTGGAACAAATGAGCCAAGTACAAAAGTACTGGACGATATATCCATATTGTGTTTACACTATAGGGATATCTTTATGTGTACGAGGTGGGGGAGTTATTTACTCCTTATTCTGCGGGCGGGGGAGGTGGCGGAGCACGGGATTTTATGGGTCCTGGTCGCGCCGATTCCGTTGGTGGTGGAGCAGGAGGAGGGACTCTTAATGTGCGAACTTTGGCCGTTTGTGTTTCTTTGAGTGTTGGCTTTAGCTCCAGAATATCCGTGGGCACAGGTGGTGGGGGCGCAATCATACGACGTTTTGGTTTTGGCGCATCGGCTGGCAGACCAGTCGGCGCTGGTGCTGGTGGTGCGAGTAATTGCCGAGCCACAAGAGGGGCGTCGCGGATTGTATTGAACACCTCAGTCCCTTGTAGCCGCTCCAGAGGCACATACTCAAGTAAGAGTCCATAAGGAATTACAACGGATGCCTCATATGTATCGTCCTCATTTTTATTATAGAGAATAATGTGGACTTGTTCCTTCTTTGATTTCAGGGACACATTAAGGCCATAGGTAATACTATTGTCGGTGCCATTGATAAACACTATAGGATATCCTCCTATGAGGGTGCTGAGATTCTTGATGAGTTCTGGCGTGAGGGGGGAGTTACTGCGGTGTACTTCCTGGGTCCAGAGCGCGCGGTTTGCCTTTTCCAGGACATCATAGTAAATGAGGATATCGCGACCAGGGCCAGCGCCTGACGTTGCCGACCCTATCTTCTTCACCACCAATTGGGCAGCCACAGCAGGTCCAAACACCGCCTCCAGAACAGCATCCGTTTCCTCCTGCGCCTTCAGGCCGCCCTCGTCGGAAAATTCCTCATAGAATGCGGGCTTTTCGGCGGCGGCTGGCGCACCCGCGCGTGGGTCAAAGAGGAGGTCATGCCATGCCGGCACGTTTTCAGGGAGTATCCACTGGTCCTTGACGCCGACGGTTTCCCCTTCAATGTGGACGTTGGTTTTGAGGGGTGCGACCCGTGGAATCGTGCCATTCGTGACTTCATGATAGGTGAGTGGGAGATTGACGAGTTCATAGATGAGGCGATTGGTGAAGTATTCCGCAACCTTGGGGACAGGGGCGTCTTCATCATCCTCCCCTGGACCGAGCCCAGGCACAGTCTTCGGTACGTGGAGCAGGCAACGACCGACGCCGCCGACTTCTCTCCATGCGCAACGGCCGTCGCAATAGCCCTTCGCCAAATGGATACAATCCTTGCGAATGAGCGATGTCACTGCGTCCACGCCATCGTCATCGTCACGCTGGAGAATCCATGACTGCATCATAGGACCGAGTACATATGTTAATAACTGACGCTTCTCTATAGTGGAAATATCATGGCGATTCATGATCAAGTTATGGATTCGTTTACGGAGCTGGGAGCCGGCGTCATCAGACCCTAACCAATTGGAGAATGTAAGGCGAAAATGTGTATAAATCTCCTCCATGTCCTCGCGCTTAAGTACGGCCTTATCCTTCACGCGGTCCTTTTCCGCGGCCTTGCGTTCCTCTTCGCCGATGGATTCCTTGACCATTTTTCTGTCCTGGACAAATGTGAATTCTGCACTATAGGGAATGCGTTCCATGGTGATGGAGGCGAATTTCGCGCCGAGTCGTTGGCGGAATTCGTTGAAGGCCGTGCGCCGACATGGGAGTAAGACGCCGTTGGCAAGGCGGAAGCCGACGACCATGCCGCCGTCGCATGGAGGGACCGCGCGTAAATCGGCGGGATTCGGCACGGCCTTTTTCTTTGGCACACATATGAACGACTTGAGGGCATAGCCTGGGTTCTTGATAATAATTCGTTCCATGTCCGCGCCGCCATAGAAGTTGTACACATCCACCGCATCCGCATAACTCTTATAGTGAAAAAGACCATCCTTTTCCAGCGTGGGGTCAAAGCCGAGATAAATCTTCTTCACGGAGTCAAAGTATTTCATGTCGCCGTCGTCGCTGGCTGGAATAATAATACCGCTATTGGGTCTCTTGGAATCATAGGGGACAACCGCTCCCACAAGGTGGTTATACGAGTCGCGCAGGATACCGTCCACGGATTTTTTGCTCTTCACGAGTGTATCCGTGATGGCGCAAAAGGGGAGTAAGTTGGAAGAGTCCACGCCGACTTGGGCCGTGTATATACCGCGGTATACTGCGCCAGCGGAGCACTTATTGCGGAATTCATAGAAGCGTTCACGAATATTCTGGGGCATGGAATCCTCCTTCGCACTGGCGAATTTCTTGTATGGAATACGGTAATAGGCCTGGCGCTGTGTGGAGCCGATTTCCACGGGTTCAATATAGAGGAGTGGTTCCCAGAAGCCCTTCTGGTCCACGGTCATGAAACACACGTCGTTCTTTTCATAGCGCGCCATGTCAAAACCATAGGGTGGGCATCGTACCTCCACCTGAGTGGCAGGGTCTGTGGGATCGCCCTTGTATTCTAGCACTATAATGGTGAGTCCGTTGACGGAATCCTTGGTTGCCTCGTCGGCGGTGTGGCGGACAAAGAGGCCACGCTCGGCGAGCATGTGGAAGAAGTGGCGATATTGGATGCGGTCGCCGGTCTTCCCTTGGATGTAGTCTATGAAGCGGCGGTAGGAGAGGAAAAGGCGTGTGAGTTCATATTGATATGCGGCGACAGTGGAGCCACCAATGTATTCAGTGGCGAATCCCTGGAGGACTTCCTTGAACTGTTCCAGGCTCATGTTGAGCTCGCCCTCTGTAACATATTTCTCGTAGTCGCCAGGGTTGAAGAATTCCAGGAGGAGGTTGCCGAAGTTGAGGTTGGCGTATATGTGGGGTTTAATGACCTGACTAATATGGTCATCTCCTATAGCGAAATCCTGGATTATTTCCTCAGGGGAATTACGGCCGAGAATAGGGGCAAGGGCGGCAAAGAAGCTGCGGCGTGAATCATAGGAGTCCTGGGTCACACCCACGCGGAAAAAACCGTATGTTTGGGGGTTGATTATTTGACGTTGTTTCTCTCTAGTGACGAGCTGTTCAGATTTCTGGCCGAAGTAGGCGTCCAGGGCCGGCGATGCTTTGGCAACGGAGCCGTAGTTCGCGGGATATTTTGTTTCATCGGCAATATATTCACGGTGGACTTCCGTACGGAGAATGGAAAGGTCCTTAGTCTTCTGGCCCTTTTGAAGTTTCGTGGGGATTTTCTTTTGGGATTCATCTATAGGGGTTGGTTTTGATTGGTCAGCTGGTGCTGAGGCGGCAGCCGCCTTCTCCTCTTCTTTTCGTATATGGTCAAAGACTGGTGAGTCCCATTTGAGTCCGTCGTACATCTTCCCCTTTTTATCTTTCTTGGGGACGAAACAACATGGGAGACCGTAGCCTTCAGGGTGCGGGTCCTTGGCAAGGAACCCAATGTCCAACATGGGAACTTTCCCCTGTTTTTTGACATGGCGTTGGAGGACGGTTTCACCGAGGCCAGGACTCTTCTTATTCACTATAAGGGAACCACAGCAGAAAGGGCAACTACCAACGCCCTTGTTGTCGCCGCGTTCCCATTCAGATTCAGGGATGCGTGTAATGTTGATACCAGGTTTTGTGGTGGTGCCGTCGCGCTTCTTGTTGCTCTTGAAATCGCGTTTGCGAATGAGGATTTTGTCCTTGATACAGACGTACTCCGCGCATATGTAGTAGTTCAAATGACGTGGGTCCGAGCCGTAGCGCAGCACTGTATAGATATCTGGTTCGTATTTTGATTCTTTGAGGGCTTTTTTCTGGACTTCGGCGGCGCGCTTGAGGTCATTCTTATACGTTTCTGTACCGTACACAATGAAGGCCATGTCCTTCTTTAAGTCCTCGGCGTATATGTTCTTGATTTGTTCGTATTGTGCTTTTGTGAGGGCAAATGGTTGACGGAAATCTTGTACTTGGCATTTGGAGGAATATGACTTGTAGCCTTTGCCCTTATATTTTGGAAGGGATGTATAATCCGTGAGTACACGGTCTACTTGTTTGAGATTATCCATAAAGAACTCCTTGGTTTTTTCTGGGGTGAGCTTTGTTTTCTTCGCTTCGTCGCAGTCGGCGTCCACTATAGGATTGATTTCATCATCCCCATCTTCGCCATCATCTCCTATAGTGCTAGAGCTTGAGTTATACGACCCGTCGCTTTCTTCTGAAATCTTCACTTTTATCGGTTTTGCAGTCGCACCGGCTGGTTTCTTGCGACTTATGTCTACAATGTTGCTGTCATCTGAAATATTAGAAATATTGATGTTGGATTCATCGGTTTCATCTTCCAGCTCGTCTAAGCCGTCTTCACCCTCTTTGCCTTCTTGACCGGCCTCTTCCAAATCCGATGTCTGAATGTTCCATGTTGCATCGCTGGAGAGGAACAGGATTTGGAGCAGGGCGGTGAGTCGCTGGAGATGGCGAATGGAATCTACACGATAGATGTGGAATGTGAATGTATTATAATTATCGTAATAGACATTGACATCAATCCCAGGATTGAACGCGGCAACAAAATGTTTGTCCTCTTCATCAGCAATGCCGAATTGTCCGCGCTTGTCCATGTAGTTGCGAATCCCTTCAGATGCCGCTGACTCTTCCATATCAAACTCTGCCATGACCGCCTCCAGGCCTTCGCGGGTCAGAATGTCGCCGCCCTTTTCCATCCACTGTGTAATGAAGAGTTCAAGGGCATCCTCTTTCGCGTAATTACTGACCGCCTTATAACGAAGCATTATAAAGGTATTGTCCTTCTTTACCTTGTCCTTATGGGGGGCGTTGATTTGGAAATAGCGGCTGAGTTTCTCCACGCGGGCGGTGATTTGTTCGCGGACCATCTTCTTTGGCTGGGCCGGTATACGGAGTTCATAGATGAATGTGCCGCGGTAGAACTGCGCGTCCTCAATCTTGTAGCTCGTCCCTTCAATTGTCGCCTGGATACTGTTATAGAAACGGCTCAAGTCGTACACGGGGTCCAATACACGCACGGTTTTAGGGGGGAGCATAATGAAGTCGGCGGAGCCGTCGCCGTTGACACGGAATGTACCGTATAATGGGGGGTCAGAGCGACGAATTTCGGTTTTCATCATAAGGAAATCGTCGCCTGGGCTGGGGGTTTTTTCGGCGGCCCAGGAGCGAAGAAGGAGGGGGTCATTGACATAGGGGTCATCCAGCGGATTTGGGTGATAGAGTTTGTTCATGACGGTACCAGTGCGTGGGTAGAAGCGCATGAATGGGCGCATTTCATTGACATCTGAATTATAGAAGATCATGTCCACTCCAGGGAATTCCACGGGTTTCTTGGACCAGAGGTAGGATATTTGTTTAATGCCGCGGGCGCTGAGGGCGTATTCCTCGTTTTCCACTATAGGGGTTGCTTCTAGGACTCGTTGAATGCCGGCGCGCTGGGTCCGCTTTTCTTCAACGGATTTGGTCATGGTAAGGCGGTCACGGGGTCCGAGTGTGCGGGCCTCGTCCATTTGAAAGAAGGGGTAGACTGCGCCGTTCCAGATTTTCTCCGAGATGGCGTCGCGGCCGCCGTAGGATTCCAGGATGCCGTCAAGGGTATAGGCGTGTAGAATGGGGAGGGCCTCGTTGCCGTAGAAGACGTCTTCTAGACTAATCTTGCGTCGGTCGTAGGATTTAAGGACTTGCCGATTCCCCTCTTTGCCGACGTATTCCTTATAGAGAATGCGGCGGTAAGGGTGTTTCAGACCAATCACTTCCTTGCGTTTGCCGGCATAGGTGAGGGTTTTGAGGTTGACATACCATGTAGAGGCGGCGGGGGCGTCGGTCTGTGGGACACCGAAGAAGACATTGTCAGGGGCATAGGTGTCGGCTTTGCCCATCTTGAGCCAGAAGGCACGGGCAAATTCTTCTACAGTGTAATAAAGGGGGACATCTTCCAGGTCTACAATACGTGGCTGGTCCAGGTCTTCTTCGGACTTGAAAAGGTGTATACGAATCGGAGCACTGGCCTGGAGGGTGGACGGGTCCGCCGGCTTGCGGATAAGTTCTATGCGTTGGGCGAATGGGTCCTCCATACTCTACTCTAAGAGAAGGGCTATTTTCTTTAGGGGTTTTTCCATAAAGAACATAGTGGGTGTGTGAAATGGTTTGCACTATAGGGATTGTTCTGTTAGAGGCGCATAACCCTAACTGAACATCTTTCCTATAGTGAAATCCGTGCCGCTCGGTTCCTTATCCTTCTTGGGGTCGTAGCGTGGGGTATCTGTAATCATGACGCCGCAATAAGGGACAGGGTGGGCCTTGAAGTTCATGGGTTTGTAGAGGCCACGGCTCTCGGCCTCTTTGAGGAGCCAGCCGAAGTTGTTCCAGAACTCTGGTTCATGGCCGACGGACTTGGTAATCATGTGTGCCATTTCGTGAATGGCGACGAAGACCATGACGTCTTCAGGGACGAGGGTTTCTGCGCCGCCGCCACGTTGCCGTAGGCAGAAATGGACCTCTTCTCCCTTGTTTACACTATAGGAAGTGTGGTCGGCGTCTGGTGTTGATTCCAGGAATCGCTCAGGGTTGGGTTCAAAGTTCTGTTTGAGGCGCTGGACCTGGGGCTTGTCAGGGTAGGCGGCTACGAGGGCGTCCATGAGATTCTGGAGTTTAATACGGAGTCGTGCAAGGAGATTGGCTGCCTCTTGCTTATCGGGCATGTCGCGAACCTTGTATGTACGGCCGTCCACGGTACTCTTGATAGGTACAAGAGGGTACTGGTTGGGGAAGAGGGCTTTTATGAATGAAAATGCCTTATTTACACCTGCGTCGTTCATTGGAGGCACTACCTATTAGAGTGGGTGGGTTGTTTTCCTTTGTTGAAGCGGATGCTGAAGCGTAGAGGGGGTCTTTATACAATCATACCAAAGATAATCCCTATAGTGTATGATATAAGGATTGTGTATTTGGTCTCCCCATTGGATTCCACTATAGGGATTAGTTGTTTGTGGGGAGATGGACTTGAGTTTTGGCTTAGGCTTTGGTTTAGTCAAAAGATTATAAGAATTCTTAGAAATAAGTCTTATAAAATAAGAAATGCGCCATTAGGCGCTAAACTTTTCGCACGCAGTGCGAACCCAGGCATAGGGGGATGCGCCCAAAGGCACATAAGATGCGGCCTTACGTGGCCGCATATCCAAGGGGGAGATGCAATCTCACCTTACTGGATTTCGCAATCGCAGAGCGATTGCTCAATGGAATAAATGCGAAGCATTTATTGGATTTCCAGTGGGCGGCGCATCAGGTCAGGCTGGAAGGTGCTGTTGTTGAAGATACTGACAGGGACCTGGGGGTTGGCAGGTTCACTGCGGAGATCCCAACTGGCGTTCTTGAGGGACTGGCCGATGGTGTTGATACCAATGAGGGCGCCGGCAGAGAGGAAGTTCTTGCCCTTGAGAGAGCCAGGGCCACTTGGGTTCTGTTCGGCCCAGACACCAGATTCCTTCGGAAGGAGTTCGGCAGGGTTAATCTGCTCGCGGGCATAGCAGCCGGCAGGGGCAGCGGCAGAGGCGAAGTCCGCAGCGCCTTCCATGTCGCTGAAGCCTTCAACGGCTGGGCCATCAGTGAACTTTGCAACATGCTCCTGTTCCTTGTTTTCCTTCTCCATCTTCTTACCAGCATCGCTCATCTGCCCAGCAGCGGCTTCCCCAGTAGAAGTGGCGCCAGCAACACCAGTCACAGCGGCAGCGGCATCAGTGAAATGTTCACGGCCAGCGCGACTGCCCTTGAACCCACTGACGCTCTTCATGAGACCGAAGAAGGTTGGGTCAATGAGATAAATAACAAGTACTGCAACGACAATGACAACAATAGTAGTAGTCCAATCCTTGAGACCTGACATCGTATTTCTTCTGTTATAGTGTTTAAACTTAAATTTTTTTACTCATGCGTTCCATCTTCTGATCCGTCACCATCTTCATAGTCGGTCCAGGGCTCGGACCGAAATGACGAAGTTTCGGAACCATCTTCATCCACGGCGTAAAATCCGTATTTTGTCTTGAATTTTTCATTGTAATGTTCTGCCTTTTCGTAATAGTGGCGAGCCTTTTCATAGGCGGCAACGACTTTGGCCATATCCTTTTGGAGGAGTGATTCTTTTGGCTCGGATTTTGATGTCGGTTTTGGTCGGAAATCCATCGCATCCAGATTGACTTCTTCTAAGACGGGTACTGGCGCTTGCGGTAAACCTTGTGTCAAGCCAAGGGCTAAAACAGGTACTGGTGCTTGCTCTGGCGCTTGTGCTGGCGCTTGTACTTGGAAATTCACTATAGGAGTTGTGGCGACTGGTTCTAGGAACAAGGGCTCGTGAATCCGGGTAATTTCTTTTTTTTGAACGGGAGCCCAATAGAGAATGAACTTTGGGACGTCAATCTGAATCCGGGTTGGTTTCCATAAGAGTACCCATTCGCGACCGGTTTCTTCTGGACCGATTGTTGGAACTTTCGCGGTTCGGTCCACTTCAATGACGGTCTGAGAGAGGCATTTTTCTAAGGGAGGCGGAGTACTGAAGGCGCTACTACATTGTTTGAGCCATTCACTTATAATAATTTCAGTGAACATCTTACATGACTCAGGCATGGTCCATACAAGATTGTGAAGAGTTTCGCGGTCCATGTCGGTGGTTGTAAGAAGAGCACCTTCCTCTTCAAATGTGGTGTCCTGAACAGAAAATGTATAAATCATTTTCCCGCCGGCGCCCTTATCTTTTGCGAACTTTGGGTTATATGTAATACGCATGTTTATTTGTTGTGAATGGAAAAAGGGGGCGGGTTTGGGCGCATAAGCTGATGCGGGCAAAGCCCTGGTGCAGTGCTGATGCGGTTCCACTATAGGGATTGTTTTGATTGGGCGGGTATAGATGGATTCATTGAGTGTGGGGACCGCCGAGTCCGGAAAAAAGCAGGATATTGTACAACGCATATTTGAGAAGGCAACGGCCTATATGCGAAAAGAGGAAAACAAGCGCTGGTTTCAGGTATTTGTACTTGACCCCGTGTTGGGGCATATAATGGACCGGATTTTTCCGTATATTGTAATCATGTGTATAATCTTTATAGTGCTTATTATTCTTATTATGTTGACATTCTATATTGTGTTTACGAAGCTATCAGCTGGTGGTGGTGGAGCTGTAGGTTCAGGGGGGGTGTAATAAAATGCGCCGTCTTGTATAGGATGCTTACGCAACAAGGAGGCTCAGGATCAGGCGGAGCCGCAAGTGCTCAGACGCTACCCTCTATGGTGAGACATTGGGTACATTATGATAATGAAACGGGCAAACATAATAAGCTGGCAACCGCCTCGCGCAAGGAGAAGGACCGATTTGAGAATCTCATTATACATAGTCTCCAATCGCAGAATATGTTGAATGCAGCAATACAAATTTCCGATGCCGTGCTTCATGTGGTGGAGGACCGTGTAGTGCCGTCGCTGAGTATGTCCACGCTAGAGGCCTATCTTCATGGCTATTTCCTGAAGAAGGGCAATAACTTTGATGAAACGGACGCAATTATGAATTACATAAAGCAACAAAAATCCGGCGGGGCGCGAGTCGGCCTGAAGTTGAAGCGGTCGGTTGCGGCGGAGAAGCCGTCATAGAAGCCTGCCTAAATAACACATTTGAAACTACACTATAGGGTATTTGTGTGAAAGACATCATTTGCAATGAGCGAATCAGACCATGAAAATGTATATGAACGTACGTATATTATGAATGAAGACCAGCGACAAGTCGCGCGCCTACGGAGTCGTTATATGATTACTGGAGAATCGCATATGCCATTTGAGCAGTGGTTGGCCCAACATCCAACCGACCATTTTTATACGTTGGTGAACAATGGAATTAAACCATTAATTAATGCATGTGATTATCATATTCCATTGACCGCGGTGGAGCTTGGGAATCGTATTGCGTATTGGGCCTGGGAAACGGCGGTGTATCATCAGACGGGTCGGCGGCGGCGTATTGAGAGTAATCAGATTGTAGGATCACCGAAGTCGCGAACACAATATGAGAATTATACATTTCATTTGACGACGACTGATTGGAATGGAATTTTTGATGAATGGGCGCATGATTCGCTGTTTAACTCAAATACCCTAGAAGGCACCGATCAGCGAAATGGACTACCTGAATTTATATGGAAGTTCATTCGTGACGACAGTTATGGTGGTAGTGATTATGAGTCTTCAGATGAAGAGGAGGCGGCTCCAAAGAATACGAAAGTGAAGATGAGTGATCTGGGTTGGATTACCAATAATCGGCGGGTGTTTTGAAGAGAGTATTGATAGATAATCCCTATAGTGTAGCACTATAGGGATTGTTTAATGGGGTGGGATTAAAGTTTTACTTAATATTTTTTGGCTTAGCACCGCAGGTGCTTATTGGGACCACTTTGCAGTAGACCAAGGCATGATGGGAGTGGCCGCACCACGGAAGGAGGCGACCTTCTTTTCCAGGGCGAGTGCGCCAGGGCTGAGGGGGGCGGAATCGCCGGCGGCAATGGAAGTGGCGTCGTGCTTGGACTGGGTTGGTTTAATACCGTAGCAAGTGACACCGAACTGGAGTTCAGGGTTGTCAAAGTAGCCGCCGTTGACACCTGGCCGGCCGCAACTGGTGCGCTGGTCTTCAGGGCCTTCCTGGAGTTTTTCCCAGCTGCCTTCCTGGGTGGGGAAGACGGCCATTTGCCCTTCTACCCAGCCGTAGTTGCACCAGTCGGCGCCCTGTTTGTAGGCACCTACAACCTGGTCATAGGTGGCGAGTTCAGAGCCGAGACTCTTACATAGGGCCTGAGCATCATAATAGGAGTACTTGTTCTGGCTCACGTTGAAGACTTCCTTACGGCCAGGCAGGAGACGTTCCACGGCGGAGCCAGGCATGGCACCCTTTTCCTCGGCGGTTTCGGCTGCGGATTTGGGGCCCGCAGTCATAGGCGGAGTGGCCGGCGCAGGAGCGGAGGGCTTAAAGACCCCCTCAAAGAAGGTAGCGATTTCATTGTAGAAGACGGCAATTAGGACGAAGGCGGCAATAAAGATTACCATAAGAGCGACTTGCCACCAAGAGAAACCAAAGATACCATCGGCGCCAGCGGAGTTTCCACTAAAGGCGTTATTTACGGGAATAATATTCTTAGAGTTCAGAACCGTGTTACCAACATTGGAAACGACATTGCCGACGGCATTGGATGCCTGGGTGAAGACATTGCCGACTGATTCCGCGGCGTTGTTAACCGTGTTGACAACATTGGTTGCGGCGTTAGTTGCAACATTGGCGGCCGTATTTAGGAATCCCACATTGGGAGAGGGACTGCGGGCGTTATAATTCATTCTCTACAACTGTCCTATCTAATACACTATAGGAATCTATTTCAGGATATATTCCTATAGTATTATATGTGAGTGCTCAATTCATTGTGGGCTCTTTAGTTATCAGTGGAGTGATTGCCGCCGCGAGTTGCAATGAACTGGCGCTGTTCGGGTGTTGTACATACACAACCGCCGTCGCAGGACATAGTGGACGCGCAGCATTCAGGCTTGCACTGGTTATTCTTGAAGATGAAGAGGTTATCTTCGTCCAGACGCCATGGCTCAGTGGGCTTTTCGTCTGGCTTCACATAGCGCCAGCTGCTGACAGAGTTGCCGGTTTCCACCTTGGCGCCGTCAAAACTGGACATGGGGGAGTAGTCGGAACCAGTACTGGCGGCGTTTTCCAGGAAGTAGGAAGTGAAGCCTTCGGCGGAGGCGCCAAAACGGGGCCAGCCGAGCATGGCCATGACATTTGCAATAATAATAAGGACAATTCCTATAGTGAGTACACCCCAGCGCATTTCTTTCTAATGTTGTCTCTATACAATTCGGAGGAAATGTTTCTTAGAGCAGGCGGCCTGATGTTCAATGTCTGATGTTAACATCCTATGTCAAATATTGATGTTTAAATGTCAATCCTATAGTGCAAGACCTGAGTTTACACTATAGGATATGTTCTTGATGTCTGATGTTGATGTCTGATGTCTGATGTCTGATGTTGATCGCTACGCGAGTCCATGTATGTACTCGTCCAAATATTGATATGATTCGGCCACTGCCTCCTTCCCCATTTCTGTGAAGTCGCGAACCAATGTATGTATCCCATTATGTTTGATGTAGAAGGAACCGGATTCCGTTATAATGTTGAGTCCCTTGAGAGCCGCGGCACTAAGACTTGCGGATTCCTTTATAGAACCGTATATGGCAGGTGTCCAAATGCCGTCCATTGTATATGCCCAGACGCCGTCGCTAATCCAGAAGCTTTCGCGATTATCGGCCTGGAATTCGCCTGTGTATGTGGCGAGTACACGTGTATAGTGTTTCTCGGCATCCAGCACATAGTCGCCGATTTTGAGTTCGCGTAGGGGAATAATACCGCGAGTACGTTCACGGACGAGGGTACTTGGGCTGAGCAGGGGGACTGTAGTCGGTTCCTTGTTCATACAAAGTTGTGGACTGAGGCCAGGGTTGAGGACGTCATTTACCATGGCGAGCCATGCGCGGCGGCCGGCGTCATCGTCCACTTCTTCCCAGTCACTGACCCAGAGAGTACCTTCAGTAGACACTATAGGAACATCGTGTTGTGTAGTGTTGAGGCATATTAGCCGTGGGAGTTGTTCCGCGGGTAGCGCCTCTGGATGTTCACGGGCAAGAATGTAGTCGCCCTGATGAAGGACGCGATGCGAGCCACTCATTTTCACTCCGTGGATGGATACACATGCCTCTTCTTCTCCTGAACAGACGAGGACACCTTCCACGACATTGAGGCCTTGGCCTGAAACATCTAACCCTGAACAGTCCCCACGCCGCTTAGCCAGCACATCTCCCACTTTGACTTCTTTAAGTGCCTTGACGGTGCCATCGGCCATGCGCACGCCGGCCTCAGGGTCCACACAGAAGACGCTGGACATACCTCCCACAGCGGAACCGAGGCCAGCGCCGATCAAGACGCTAAGTACTGTAAAGATGACTGGCATGACTGGAATGAGGGCAAAGAAGAGGAAGAAAATAAGGGCAACAAGAATGGAAAGAATAATAATAACGACCTTTACAACAAAATCATAGAGATTGAGGAAGCCGGTCAAGAAGGACATGCCGGCGTAGACGGTGGAGAGTGCCGCCGCCACGGCGCGCTGTAACATGAACTGGAGCCGGTGCCATACCCCAACGAAATTCCCTATAGTGTCCGCGAAGCGTTTATGAGTGATTCCCACTATAGAGGAAAATGCGTCGGTGGCGTTTTTGAGCATGCCTTTGATATTGCCAAGGGCGCCATTCATAGTACCAAGGGCCGCACCGCTACCACCGGCCACACCAAGGAACGGCGCAAATGCTGACGCTAAGGCCGAGTCCATGAGTTTGCTCACACAGAAATTGAAGTTTTCTTGCATAAACTCTTTTCCTGAGCGAGGGTCATCGGCGGGCTTGTAGAGCCAACCGGTAAAGAGAATAGGGGCGGCACAACGGCGCGCCGCCCAGTCTCCTTTGACTGCATTTATGTCTACTGATTTTATAAGAAAGGCGAAAACCAGGGTAAATAAAAATGTTATAATTAGGATGAGTCCAAACATCCTCCTAATTAGATAGTGTGAAGAAGAAACTTCGGGTAAGCGCGTAGCGCAAGAATACTATCTCCTCTAAATGTGATTATACTTCCAAGAATTTTTTCCAATCATTATCAGGAACGGCTATAAATCTTTTATTGAAATTAACACGAATTGAATCTATCATTTCTTTATTTTTTAAAATATACATATATGTGTTTAAAGAACTTATATTATTAATTACATCAATATTCTCGCGAATATAATTATTAGGATGTCCTTCTAATCTGTCTAAATATTCTAATCCTTCATCTGAAATAGTGTAAACTTCACCATATACTGGATTAATAACTAAATCATTGTTTACACTTTCTTCAAGAATATATGGATATGCTTTTGATTTTAACCCTATCATATAATAATTATTAACTGTTTTATAAATACCAATATATGACGCATAAAGAGCATCTAAAACTCCATGATTTATCATATTTTTTCGTAAAGAACCATATACAAATATATAATTTTTATTTATTTTTTCCATTTTATATATTTAGAATTCTATTAATTTTAGATATATAATTTATTCTTTCCCAATCATTGCCTCCTCTGTCGGTCCTTCAATATCATGACTCATGAGCTCCATAAAATCACGTACCATGAACTCTTCTCCATTGAATCCCACTATAGGAATAGTGCTATTACTCATGACGAGGGGCATCATGAATACAGTTTCGGCATCCAGTGTGTGAACCGGTGCCAAGAAGCCAGCACGTATCCATTTGCCTTGGGCATCGGCCTGCGCATCCGCTTCCGCTTGTGCTGGCACCCAGACCGCCGTGGAGGGAGTCAGCGCCGTCCCCTGGTAATAGCATATCTGGCGAACAAATCGCGCCACGACACCAATCACCACGCCAGTTTCCAAAGCATCTCCTATAGTGAGATCCTTGAGTTGTTTTTTGGAGCCGTCCTTCATTTTGACATCGGTTTCAGGTCGCATACATGGCATGTAGGACCAATCATAATGGGTCGGTAGGTCATCTATGTTGACATTGTTAATTACGGAATCCACCAGTTTCATGGTCGGTACATCGGTTGCATTCGTCTCATCATAATCCGAAAAGACATACCCTCCAATTGGAATCCGATGTGTATCCGTATCAAAACATACGAGTGGTCGGTCCGAGCCCCAGTTGCCGAGGAGACGCGCATCAGGATGGTCCTCACATCGGATCCACTTATCTTCCGCGTCTTTCATATAGTGATTTGTACTTACATTAATTGGACCATAAGAGCCATTGAAAACCACCATAGGAACACCACGACTGTAGAAGCGATAGACACTGGTCACACGCGACCCGTCGGTCAGCACCGCACCCAAGTCCACGGATTTCACAGGAACATACCCCTTCCCTTTCACCTCAATCACCGTCTCAGGGTCAAAACAAAACGTATCCAGAAACTTAAAGAGAAAAGTATCGCCGAAGTTCATACCCGCCGTCACGGCCGAGGAGCCAAGGAAAATAATGGAAATAAAGGAAGACATGAGCCGTTTGAACAGGAACTGCATCCGCACCGCCGTATTCTGGATGTTGTTATAGAGGAAGTTGAAACGATCTGTGAATTCACTGAATACTTTTCCCACGCCCCCTGTAAGTGTTCCCAACATTACACGGAAACTGTTCAAGCTCTGCATAAAAACCATCATAGCACCCACTATAGTGGTTAGGATTGAGGCGAACGGTCCAGTAAATGAGCTCGCCTTGGACTGGAGCATTGCAGACATACAGTAATTAAAATTCTCCTCCGCATCCTTCCCATAGAAGCCGGCAAACGGCATGACACTCACATCACATCGGTACTTCTCCCAATTCTCCACCACATCTGTAAATGCGCTAAACTGAAATAGCCCCACTATAACAACCACCATAAGAACTGTTATTGCAATCAAGGCAATATATGAATTTTGAAAAGAACTAGGAGTATCTTTGAGTGCCTCCATTCTGCTATAGTGTAGAACTTCAGCGGAAGGCGCAATTAGTCGCAACAAGGGGACAGACCCTTCACATAACACAGTAGGGATTGGATTATGTGAAGATTATTAAGTGTGCGGAGGTCGGTTTAGAAGCGCGGCGAGAGGCTCTTCTTGAGCGGGTAAGTGCGGCGGACCCAGTCGCGATCACGAGCAAAAATGCGCGCGGCATCAGGGGCCTGTACCGAACTCAGCTTGGCCACTGCATCAAGTTTGTGGTAAAGCGAGAGCGGGCCATAAGCGCTCGCCGCCTTCCGCAAGGCCTCGCGCCGTGCGTACTTCGGCAGCGTGGCGCGGTAACCATAACGGGTAAGTTCTCCCTTCTTCAACGGCACTGATACAATGGAACGAGTTCCGGGCTTGACGCCCTTACCAGCGGCACCACGGTCCTTAATGCACCGACTCTTAATATAAACGGCGCTGCTCTTCGGATACACGCGCACCGTCTTGTTCCCACGGCGAACAAGGTAGCCCTCGCGACGCACGGCGGTGGCGTATTTGCGTGTGTAGCCACTGCGGCGAATCATACCACGTGGGCACGCCTTGCGGGTGCTACTACGATACGACTTCTTAAGAGTAAACATAATAGTCAATTCCTATAGTATAGGTCATAGAAAAACACTATAGGAGTGGGATGTAGTGAGTTTTATTTGACGAGTTTTACTGCATCGCTTTCGCAATTCTTCTGGAGATTCTTCATTGCATTCGTTCGGAAACCGAAATCCGGATTTTTGATAATATTCTGAATAAACCATTTGGTTTTTTCATTGAATACTTGGTTTAATTCTTCGGACGGCATTCTCAAGGTATAGTTCTGTGGACCGGATTCATAGAGTGTTTTCCAATAGGTGAAAATCTTGCGCATAAGTTCCTCATAACGATGAAGCGAATCCAGGGTAGCGGGATTATTTTCTTGATTATTGCGAATCATTGAGTCATATAAGCTGTTTTTCATTTCTGAAATTTCTTCATTAAATTCTTTCAGAGTTTCAGCGGACATTCTATTTACGAGCCAGAAATACGACAAGTCCAAGGAAACCCGCGGTGGCAAGTGCGGCATAGGCCAAGTTGCGGCTGCGATGGTCAACATAAGAAGAAGGGTCCACAAAGGAATCTTCACTATAGTTCATGAAAGTATCCGTAATATTTTTGTCATCATATTTCGTATCGGCATGGGCCTGCTCTTGAATACGCTTGGCTTCACGTGCGAGAATGGCCTCGGGGCTCATGTTATCGCTTGACACTATAGGAGCGGGTACAAGTTTTCCTGCGTTCATACTACCTGTGCTTAAGGAAAAATTATAGGATAGAAGAAAGAAGAGGTGCAATGTCAAACGAAAAGTCGCGTATTGATGAACTGATTGATGATGAAAAGAACCGTGTGCTGGACTATGACCCCAAGGACCGTGCGGCCTACATCAAGCGGCATGTGGACCTGATTCGCGAGGCGGTGGGCCGGCGTGTAGAACAGGATGTGCTGAAGGTTCGTTATAGTGAATTCGCGGAGAAGTACCCGATGCTCTTTAAGGCACTCTTTGACCCTGCAATGGATATCCGTCAGATTGACTATATGATTCGTATGCTCGGCATGATTGGTACTGGAGGGAAGACCCTACACGACGCCTCTAAGGCCGTAGGTGCGCAGCTGGCCGATAAGTATATTAACAGTGTCGTGGATACACGGAAAAAAAAGGATTAGAGTAGAATGAAATCTCGTAAGGATACACGTAAGCGTTGTGGCTACCGTAAAGGTCGTAAGACACAGCGCGGTGGTGAAGGCATTTTTGCTTTTTTAGATAAATTTAATCCTTTCTCAAGTGAAAAGAAAGAAGAAGGTATGCCTACTTCAACTGCCCCATCAACTGTAATTAGTAGAACACTCCCACCAGCACCAGCATCGGCGTCCATGCCCCAGTCCATGTCCCAGTCCCCATCTTTCACTGGAGGGAAACGTAAGTACAAGAAACGCGCAACAAAGAAGCGGTCAGCAAAGCGCATAACAAACCGCAAGCACTAAACTATGAAAAAAGATTCCCAATCATTTTTCATAAGAAACACACAGAATCAAATACCTATAGTTCTTTCCAATAGATTACACTATAGGGGTTTATTTATTCTACTTTACCTTAAACTCCACATCATCCTCATCCTCTTCTTCAATCATGGTCTTTGATTTCGGCAGGACGAAGTTCATCTGGAGGCGAGTTTTGGAACAGGCATCATTGGGGTCTTCATAGAGAACCGCGCCAATATTCGTATCACTGAGCTGTACAATATCCTCGTCTTCGTCGCCTTCAGGGTGTGCCGGCAGACCTTCCAGGAGTCGTGGGAGCGACGCTTCATCCAGCATAATCTGACTGAATGCCGTCCCACCGCGAATGGTCTGGCCCATCATAATGTTGGCCGACACACCAGTGACTGGGTCCACTTCACCGAAGAGCGCGGCCTTCATGAGCATCTTCTCCGTTTCTTCAAACGACGCCTTGGCAAGTGGCCCAATGTTAATCTTGTTGATACCATAACGGTCAATACTCATGAGTTTGCCGCCGCGTGTCATCACGTCACAAAGGAGACCCATATGACGGTAGTTGACATTTGCATCTTCAAAGACTGTCTTGAGTTCAATGTACAAGGCCTGGCGAGTGGCTTCAATCCCCAGATGTTCATTAATATCGTGAACGTTCGTGCTGTAAAGCTTGGACCCATCCACGGCAGGGTGTGCCATGACCTCTGTATAGTTGCTGCCGTCCGTATCAATAATGTACTGGTCCACGGCGGTGTACTTGGAACCATCATATTCAAGCATGTCGCTGTACTTGCGCATACTGGCCGACTTGATACCAGGGAGACCGCGCATAATGACGCTGTTGAGGAGCTTGTTCTGGAACTTCTTGAGACCTTCCAGGTCATCACCGTAGGTGTTGTCGCCTGGGGCAATCCGAATGCGCATAATGAGGCGTTGGCTGTTGTAATCACTATAGGTGAGTTTCACTTGTTCACCGAATTTGTTGGACAGGATGACATTGACATCATCCATGGTAATGTTCTTGTTGAACATGAGTTCGCGGTCAAAGGTGAGTCGCAGGAGCCACTTACTGGGGGACTTCTTTTCCTCCGGTTCCAGGCCTTCAAAGAGGTTGTAGAATTCAATGAGTTCGCGGTCCTCTTCAATAATGGTCTCGCGCTCGTGGGGGTCGTAATAGATGGCCGACTTCTGGACAATGTCCTTCAAGAGGGTGAGTTCAAAGTCCTGGAGGACTTCACGGACTGCGTCCTTGTTCTGACGGAAGGCCGGCTTAATATACACTGTAAGGGATGTCGCCTTGGGATTACGGGTGACTTTGAGGAGTTCCTTCACTCGTGGCACACCTCGTGTCATATTGGACTTGGCGGCTACACCTGCCAAGTGGAAAGTGTTGAGCGTCATCTGTGTAGTGGGTTCACCAATGGACTGTGCGGCAATAATACCGACGAGTTCACCAGGCACGGCCCATGACTTATAGTTCTTCACTACGATGGTTTCCACAAGGGCGTCCCAGGCCTCCTGTGTGAAACGCTCTTCCACAATCATCTTGTGGGGGGCGAGAAAGAAGCGAAGAGAGGCGACCCAAATCTTGTTATAGGACTGGGTCTTCTTAATCATCGCATTGATGCCATTAAGGACCGTGAGTGGTGTAAGGTTGGTGCGGACCTGAGTGGGTGATTCATGGCCCTGGTCGTCCTTAACGATAGTCTGAGCGCGGAGGCCGAACTTGGTCTTCATGTTGAGAATGATACGTTCCAGGTTGAGGGGAGTGTTAATGGGCTGGCTGTTCTTGCTCATACCGTAGACGTACTGGATAATCATATGGCGGTCCTGGGCGACAGTATTTGCATAGGCCAAGAGAGCCTCGCCGTCTGATTCGCGGGTGGTATCTTCCTTGAGGTAAGGGGCGAGGTCCACACCGTTCATGGAGTATTTCGCAATGATATCCGTGTCGGCCTTCTCAAAGCCCTTTTCCATGGGTACGGCGCTGCTCTCAATCTTAGTACTGTTTGTACCGTCTTCACCATAGTGGAATTGGATAATTGCGCCGGCGGCGTCGCGAACAGTGCCGTCGTGCTGAATCATGACGTCTTCCATGGCCTTGATGAGCTGGCGCTGCGTGTAGCCGGTATCTGAGGTATCACGCACCTGGAGACCGTTGGCAAGGCCGAAGTTGAGGGTAGAGGGAATTGTCAAGTCATACACCTTCGGATACTTCGCCACGTCAATAATATTAATTTCTACAATCTTATCCATCACAACATCATTCTTGACAATAGGAGCATTCCCTACAGTGAGAACATTATAGGAAATACTGGCAAAGATGCCAAGACGAGAATAGAGCATCGCAATAGCTTCCAAGAAGCGACTGGATTCAGATTTAATAGAGGAATTACCAACCATAATGCCCTCCAGAAAGGTTTCCACAAAATCTTTAGGAGCAACGAAGAACTCAGTAGGAATGACATGGGTTTTAGAAATTTCTTCCGCAAATACTACCGCATTCTCCTTCTTTAGCACTATAGGAGTATTATCTTTCATGACTTCCGTGACGAAAGTCGGTGGTTCACAGAGATTCATCGTCACAGGCACGTAATCACCGACCTTCACTTCTGGAGTGGGGACTTCCTTGAACTTGCTGAGTTCAGCGTTCCAGGTCAGGAGAGACTTGGATTCAGTGACAATCACTTTCTTGCCGGCGGAAGTCTTGATTTCATAGAGCTCAGTCCCTGGGTCGTGGCGAGTAATTGCCGAGAGGGCACCCCAAGTGACGACACCATCCTCATCCATTGTAGGGATGAAGACCTTCTTTTCCACTTGAAGGAGTTCCATCTGCCGTTCAGTGAAATGTTCCACGGACTTCTCATCTGCAGCCAATTGCGAGTCAATCCAAGGGCCAATTTCCACATACTTTGGCACCCCTTCTTCCAAGATGACAATAGGGGTATCACCAGTGACGGATTTTACAGCTGTATCAATAAGGCCTTCACGGCCAGACATAGCGTGGAAGAAGAATTCCTGGGGAGTGAGGCCGCGCAAGAAGCATGACTCCACGAAGCCGCGGGCCTCAGGGCCGTCGTCAAACTTCTTATAGTGTGGAAGTGTACGGTCGGCGAAGCCGTAGGCGATTCGTTTACCGTCAATAGATACTGGTCCAACACAGGCCAACATCTGGGCAATGTTCATGGACGAACCCTTGGAACCGGCGTTAATCATGGCAATAAGGCGGTTCTCAGAGGAAAGAGAGGTCTGACCAATCTTACCAGCATCAAATGCGCGGGCAAGGACACCATTGACACGGGCCTCAAACTCGTCCTGGTTGCTCTTCCCTGTGTTATTGGTGAAGAGGTCCATGTGGACTTGCATAGCAATGTCGGCAACTTCCGCCTTGGCCGTCGCAATCTTCTCCTGCATCTGGCGCTGGGTCTCCTCATCAGGCACGAGGTCGCTAATGCCGACACTGAAGCCTTTCATAATAAGGTAGTTTTCCAGGACGTTCTGCATGCTGTCAATGAGTTGGACTGCATCCTTGGGGCCGTAATCATTATAGGTGGTGTGGACAATGCCGCTACCAGGCTTATTGAAAGTGCCCTTGTCAAAGACACCCTGGATAACTTCACCTTCACGAATGATGACGGTATTTTCTGTGACCTTGTTTGCATCATAGAGACCGTTATTCATTTTCATATTAATTGGTGCGAGCATGGTACTGATTACCTGCTGGCCTGTGTATTTGCCGTCATCGCCGGCAGTAGGGAGTCCATGAAAGCGCTTATTGCGCATCATGAGGTTCATGAACTCACGGCGGTTGAAACGGTTGCCGGCCTTGGTCGCCAAATGGGCACCCACAAGAGTGTCCTGGACAACACCAATGACAGGCTGACCGTCGCGCGGCCGAATAATTTGCATTGGAACTGCCGCAATCTCTTCCAGCTCAGTGTGAGCTTCGTAGGACTGCGGGACGTGACAATTCATCTCCCTTTAAGTCTTCTTATAGAATTTCTATAAGGAACTCAAAAGTCCAAATATCTCTATCTGGAGTGGACTATACCTTGAGCCGTATCGTGCTGTCTAGGCACTCATTTACGACCTGCTACCGTCTAGTCTCTGAACCTTCTTCGTGCCCTAACATAACGGGTTTAGAAGCTTGGCTGCTGATTGCCCAATCCTTTACACTTTCACCTTGCTTTCGCTATCCCCAGTATTTCTCTGGGGCCCCCTATAGTTTTCACTATCTTCCAAAGGAAGACTAGCCGTAAGGCTAACAGGGTTGGTGGTAAAGGCTCTAAGGGGTTTCCAGCAATTTGGTAACATTGCTCTACTCATTAAAGTGATTCTAAGAATGAAAGCGCTTTCTGGCGCAATACATCAATTGTTTCGTATTTCCCTACGAAGTCTGTTTGTAATTTCCCAACTTTTACCCTTATAAAAGGGATTTTCTTTGCGGTTCTATAATAGATATACTGTTCAAGGTTAGACTTGTCAACTGTAATATCTTTGAACCGCTCATATTTTTGAGAAGTGTGCTGTTTTTGAGAATTTTTCATAACTTTTTCTTTTATTTCTTGAGAATTCATAATTACAGCAAGGGACTTCTTCATTTTTTCTTTTGTTTCTTGACTTCTAAATTTACACCCACCTCTCTTTTTTGGAGGATTTGTATTTAGTGGGTCTACATCATTAGATACTTTTACCCACCGTACACCTTTGCCTCCTTTAGTTAAGTTATAACCATTTGGATATAAGGTACCGTATTGTACAATGTAATGCTGTTCAAGCGCATCTGCTTCATCTAATTCACACTGGATAATCAGTGAAATTGTAAACGCTTCTTTTCCATCTTTTCGGATAGAATTTGCGAGATAGCGAGATTGCGATTTCTTAGTATTACAGAGAGCATCACTTATATGTGTTTTGAACCGTTGTTCATAACCATATGGGCGATACTTCTCTTTATTCTTACGGTGGGTCATTGTTTGGCCAACATATTTCTTACCACTCACAGTATTTGTGATAAGATATATTTGGCCCTTTACATTTTCAAGGGAGTCAAGAATACAAGCCATTTTTGAATGGAGTTTTTAAACATAGGGAAATTATGGATTAGAATCAATTTTCTGAGTAGAACTAGATGGTTATATAACCCTATAGTGATACGCCACGGAATGCACTATAGGGTGTAAGACTTACACTGTTAGCCTCATTAGGTTTGTCTTACAACCTAATAAGCAGCCACCTGTTGGTGACAAGATTTATCACCGTCAAAATCGGCATTATAGGCAGAACATACAGAGACGTTCAGCCGAAATGTATTGAAAGGCAGGACGCGGACACGATGCCCCATCATGGACATACGATGGAGCGTGGGCTGTCGGTTGAAGAGGATGGTATCGCCGTCCATGAGGTGGCGGTGGACCGTATCCCCAATCTTGAGGACGACGTCGGCGGTGTTGACGTGCTTGAGCGAAATCATGCGACCGTCGGCACGTACAACCGACTTTGCGCCAGGGTATTTGTCCGCGCCGTTGCGTACATATTTATAGAGTTTGTCGCGATTATACATGGTCACTTTCTCAGGACGTGAAAGGTTCATCGCAATCTTCATCGGCACACCGACCTCTGCAATGGAAATGTTGGGGTCAGGAGTAATGACTGTACGTGCCGACTGTTCCACACGCTTACCCTGGATATTGTAGCGGACACGGCCCTCCTTAGACCCAATACGCTGTTGGAGCGACTTGAGGGGGCGACCACCGCGCTGGGCCGAGGGGGCAACACCAGGAATCTTGTTGTTCACGAGGGTCGCAATGTAGTATTGGAGGACAGAGTGATACATATCAATCTGTTTGCGCTCCTTGTTCTTGTCAATGCTGTCCTGGAGCTGTTGATTGGCACGAATAATATTGACGAGCTGGTAGGTCAAATCGTCCTCAGAGCGCTGGTTGTTGTCCTGGACGACGGAGGGGCGGACCTGGGGCGGCGGCACAGGAAGAACGGTGCAAATCATCCAATCCGGTCGGCACCAGTAGTGAGGAAAGCCCATGAATTCCACATCTTCATCTGTAATAGCGCGGAAGAGGCGGAGGACGTATTCCACTTCCAGGGGCTGCTTGACGCGTTTTGCGCCTTCCACGGCCCCACCGCCGACCGCCGCGGCGTCCCATTCTGCGACGATGGAGAAGACACCTTCACTCTTCACGCCGCTGGGTTTAATTGTACCACAGCCGTCGCCGTTGGCCTGGCCACAGCGACTGATTTTGGAACAGAGCTGGAGCACTTCGTGCCAGCGGTGTTCGTGTTTCTTTTTCAGGAGTCCTTCGTGCGCCTTTTTGTCAATGAGGAGCTTGGAGCAGCGAATACACACGCATCGCAGCACATTGAGTACGTGCGTGAAGAATTGACTGAAGTACACAGGTCGTGCGAGGCGATAATGCCCAAAATGACCGGGGCAATTATGGTTCGTCTGTCCACATGAGCGGCACGTTTTTCCATTATCCAGCACACCCATGCGTGGGTCAAAGAGGCCTCCAATCTTGGGCTCCGTGCCTTCATATGTGGCCTGGGTACTGATTTCCACGACAGACCGTTTTACGATTTCATCAGGACTGTAGATGCCAAACTGAACGCCGACCACACGCTCGACGTCATTCGTGGGGGCATGGATTCCTGCGGGCATTCTGTTAACTATACGAGAATTGTTTGTTTATGTAGACGCCGTTTGTGCCGACTCAATTTTTCAACGGGTGTATTAAAAGAAGTAATCCCTATAGTGTAGCACTATAGGGATTATTTAGTGGTATTTAGTGGTATTTAGTGGTATTTAGTGGTATTTAGTGATATTTAGTTTATGTGAGTATGATATATATTACACAGTTTTTGTGTGTTTATAGACCAATTGCAACGAGGTAAGAACTGGTTGCGGCGTGCCAGACGAGGGAGATGGTATCGCGTGGGGAGAGTTCAGCGACAGTGGTCTGGGCGTTGGTGGAAGTATTGGTGAACTTAATGAGTAAGTTGCCATCGGTGTAAGAACCGTTGTGGATAATACGGTAGATAGTACCATCCTGGTAAGAGACACCGTTGCCGACAGGTGGGAGGAAAATACTGGTATTGGCGCCATCAAAGTTGATGAAATGGACCTTTCCAGCGACGAAGTCAGGGTTGGCGCTGGTTGGGTTGCCGTAGGCAGTGGAGGGGTTGAGGACATGCTGGACGATCTTACGAGTCTGGGTGAAGTTGAAGAGGTAGTCAAGTGCCTGTTGGAGGTTGCCAACACCTGGGAAGTTGGCGCCACTGGAGAGGGAGACGCCGGCAGTGTCGTTAGTGGCAAGGACGGCTTCACCATTGATACGCTTGAGGACCTGTCCATCCATACCAGCATGGAGACTGGTTTCAATACTGATGAGGCGGTTGTTATGCTGGCCTTCAACACCAGAAGCACGAGATACTTCGGCGGAGAGGTTGGCGGTGAGGGTGGCTTCGGCAGACTGGGCGCGAGAGACTTCAGCGGTTAAGTTATCGGCGATGGCCTGTTCAGCGGTGGTGGCACGAGAGACTTCGTTGTTGAGGTTAGTGGTGAGGGCAGCTTCGGCGGCCTGGGCACGAGAGACTTCGGCACCTAAGTTACTGACGATGGTGGCCTCGGCGGACTGGGCGCGAGAGACTTCATTGGCGAGGTTGGTAGTGAGGGTGGCTTCGGCGGCGGTGGCGCGGGTGACTTCGGTAGTGAGGGCAGTCTGGAGCGCAGTTTCGGCAGCGGTGGCGCGGGTGACTTCAGAGGCGAGGTCAGCGGTGAGAGTGGCTTCGGCGGCGCGGGCAGTGGCGGCTTCAGAAGCGAGGGCACTGGTGAGGGTGGCTTCGGCACCCATGGCGCGAGCAATTTCACTGTTGAGGTTGGTGGTGAGGACGAGCTCGGCAGCACGGGCAGTGGTGGATTCAGTACTAATGAGCCCAGTGAGAGTGGTGGCGAGATGGGGGTCGTTTGCAAGAGAATCGGCGATTTCCTTGAGAGTGTCAAGAATACCTGGGGCACCGTTCACGAGGTTTGAAATCTGGGTATCAACATACACAGTAGGGGCATATGTAAGTTCAATTGCACGGAGCTTGTTTGCAACAAATTCAGTCGCAACCTTCACGGAAGGAGCAGTTGAAATGTATGGAATACTTGAAGAAGCAATGTAGTTACCAGTTGGGGAAAGACCAACAGCAGTGTTAATAGTGTTTTCAATTGTTTCCACAGTTGCGAGGCGAGTGTTAATCTGGGCAGCCTGGGACTTAATGACACCAGTTGGGGCGGGGGATGAGCCAGAGCCAGAGCCGGAGCCACTGAGTAATGGGGTAATTGCAGAAAGGTCACCGTAGGTATTGGTGACACCCATGTCAGTTGAAGTGAGACCAACTGAATTAGAGATCACAACACCAGCAGCCATGAGCTGGATAGTACCACCAATCCCACCAGAAATGGTAACAACACTGTTCCCTGCACTAATGGCAAAAGGAGCACTCATCCCCTGGCCGGCCATGTTTGCAATCATTGCACCTGACTGAGGACTTGACGCAGAGAGGGAGAGATAAACGGTGCCAGACTTGGAGTATGCACCAAGAATGGTGACTGCTGGGGCACCAGAGCCAGAGCCAGAGCCAGAGCCAGAGCCAGAGCCAGAGCCAGAGCCAGAAGTGGCGTACTGGGCGAGGTTAGTCTGGTCCCCATAAGAAGCGGAAGCACCCATATTAGTAGTAACTAATGTAACTGTTGCGGATACAGCTCCACCGTTTGCGAAAATCTTAATATTTCCACCAACGTTTGTTTGGAATTGAACAACAGAAGAACCAACAGCAATTGAAGTTGGTGGCCCCATGAACTGGTTTGAATCATTCGCAATAAATGCAGTCCCGTAGGCAGTAGTTGAGGTTAGATCAATGTAGGTCTTCCCAGAAGCCTGACTGGTGTAAACACCATTGATGGTAATAGCAGACATTTTCTATACCCCTGTGCTCTAAAATTTTATTCCAAAACCGGGAATATTACGATAATTCGTCTATCTAAAGATTTTTTATCCATTATTAATAGAAAGTATAAAATGTCTTCCGATTTTCCAGTATCTGATGTCCGCATTGACGGGAACCAGCTCAGCTACACTTCAAATAGCGAATTTTCCGGTGTAATGCTTATGAACTCGCAGTTGAATGTTGGTGCAGGCCCGCCCACAATCCATATTGTGCCTGGGTCAAATAATACGACTGTTCCTGTTCCTGTTGGTGGAGGCCAGCCTTATCACCTTTTCTTCCAGGGTCGTCGTATTTCAGGGGATTTTATTTCTCAGGGATCAGCACCAGCGCCAGCGCCAGCGCCAGGTCCAATGATGCCTCCACCTGCTGGTCCAATGCCTGGGCAAATGCCTGGTCCAGGACCCATGATGCCCCCACCTGCGGGGATTCTCCTTGGTGAAGAAGCCGGTATTAATGAGCTTGAAATTGTAGGGGAGCGTGCTCTTGGGCCGGATGCGGATGGAAAGACCTGGTTTTTCGCAACAAAGGAAGCGGGGACACGTCTTGTTCTTCCTCATCTTCATCGTAAGGGACTCAATCTTACAATTGTAAACTGGGCCTCAATGACCGGTTTTGGCCCTGAAGATGCAAAGCCGATTGAGCTTATGATTCGTGAACAGGACGGTCATGTTCATCCTTTCTTCCCTCTTGGCCCAGGTGAATCTCGCCGTTTCATTTCGGTTCGCGGTCTCCAGGGCAATCTCCGTTGGGTTCCGCTCTAAAAAATTTCCATAATGAATACACTATAGGGTATTTGTTTTATGAATGAATAAATGAATTCCTTCATAAAATTATTTATTTCAGCCTGCTTACTAAAAATTACCGATGGGTGTCCAGCCACTGTGGGTGTAGAGCATGTCTGCGCGATCACCAGGGGCGATTTCATACGTATTGGCTCCAGCATTAATGAGCAGGTTCAAATCACTTCCTATAGTGTTTGTATTGGCAATTTGCACACGGCGTTCCAGTTCGGTGAAGGATTCTTTGGGTGCGCGGTACCAGGTGGCGGCGGGTTCAAGGGAAGTTGCGGAGGAGCCGAGGGTAGTATAGAGTGTGGATTGATTTGCAATAAGAATATGGCCTGAGTGGCATTGAACTGCTGTGTCCTGGCCGTCGTATTTGATGTATCCGTAATCTGCAGATGGGGCGTATAGTTTACTTGGTTGAATGTAGATATCAAAATAGGGAATTGAGCCAGGGTATGTTCCTTGGATTGTACTATAAATGGGGATGAGTTGGGATACAAGAGTGGGGGAGGCTTGGGTGGAATTGGTGACATCCAATGTTGCCGCGCGAATCCATTTACGGGTATATGTTGGGAGGGCGGTTGTTTTATCAGAGGGGGAGGGGGCCAGGAGAACAACGGAATCACGGACATAGGGATGTTCATACGGGTTTCCACTATAGAGAGTGGATAGGGTGCCAGGGGTATATGGGCCGGTGTAGCGGATGCGGTGAATGGTTGTGTAGAGAGAATCGTAATATCCTTGCACCCCATGTGTATTCAGAGTTGCGGTTGTATTTTGACTGATTGCAGTAATGGAAGATTGGAGGGAAGAGGTGGTAGTGGAGAGGCCGGTCTGTGTTGCGGTAATGGAAGAGGTAAGATGGACAACTGCCTGTGGGTCTCCGCCGAGAGCCGTTGCGATTTCATTGAGCGTATCTAGGATTGCCGGTGCATTATTCACTATA